AAAAGTCTGGTATCGAGGGGAAGATGCTTGGTGATAAGAGGGCAAACGCACTGGTCAACATGGCTAGGTCGGGCGCATCTTCTCAAGAGATGTTCAACGAGATGATGAAGTCTCTTGATGTTTCGAAGGAAACATCAGGCCATGCTACGATGATGAAGAAGAACTTCGGGAAACGGGCCGAGGCTATAGCCAACGCGCTGTACGATACGAAAGGATTTAGAGAACTTCCTTCAGAAGACAACATTCGTCACGCGCAGGGTTCGTTTAATGCTGTGCAGCGTCAGCCGATTGATGGGTTCAGCCCACTCTATAACGGCAAGACTACATCAAAGTGGCTGCGGTCTATCAACGGCGTAACCTTACTGTCGTTCACAACCCTTACTTCATTGGGCGACTTGGTATTGCCGCTGGTGAACAGCGGCGACTTCAAGTCATCCTTTAACGGTATCCGTAAATTTACCCAGTCAGGCACAGGAGGCGAAGAGTATCGCGATATGATACGCGGCGTAGGAGCGGCTGTAGAAAACATCGTACACCAACGCATGACAACTGCATTCGGTGTCGAGGCTACACAGTTTAGTTCGGGCTTCTTTAACCTGTCGCTGCTTACGCCTTGGACGGATACTATGCGGGATATCTCTGCTGCTACGGGCTTTGAGCATTTCAAGGCGCAGCAGAAAATTGCGCAGCGTTATCCGAAAACAAAGAAGGGACGCATAGCACAGCAAATCTTGGCGGAGTACGGGCTTGCGGATCTTGCGGATGTTAAGGCTCCTCCAGTCGAACAAATAATGAAACAGTCGCCGCTGGGTCAAACGCACGACATGTACGATAAGGTTGCTTCGTCCGTAATTAAATTTACGAACCAGTCTATCTTTACGCCGAACCCGAACGACATACACCTTTGGGGTCAGACACCCATTGGCGCTATGTTGTACCAGCTAAAATCATTCCCAATGATGATGGCGCGGCTTGGTGGTCGTAACATCCGCAAAGCTAAGGACGGAAATTGGAAGCCGCTTGCATATATGGCTACGGTAATGCCAGCAATGGGTTACGGTGCGGCATCAATCAAAGACGTTGTGCAGGGCAGAGGCGGCGAGGAGAACAGAGAGTTCGCCTCACGCGACCGCAAGCTCACAGACAGCTACGCAAGTGCGGAAGGCATGGTTAACAGGGTGTCTGACGACTTGGGCATAGATGCTGACAGATATCTTGGCATGTATCACGATGGTCTTATGATGTCGGGTGGCCTTGGCTTCGTCGGAGAAATGCTAGTAGACATAGCCAACCAAACTGACAACGGCTACTACGGCATGTGGCGTACAGCCACGGCAATCGGTGGCCCATCAGTATCACTGGGCGGTAGAGCGGTCAGAGTTCTTGGTGGAGTGCAGGATGCGGCCTTCGATGCAATGGGATTCGAAAGCACCAACTACAAAGAGCGTGACGCCTTCGACGCATCATTCGGATTAGTTCCGTTTGTGGGACAGATGCCAGCCGTAAAAGAAAATCTAAAGGATATGTTGTTAGGCGAGAGTTCTACAAAGAGCCGGTCTTCGGATCAAGCATTTGGACTTGATTTTGATCTCTAGTTTCTAGCTCGATGAGCATGTCAAGATAGTGTTGGGCTTTCCGCAAGTCGGAGAGCCCACCTTTATCACGCCACCGTATGACGTATTTAATTACGTTAGCCTCGGCAAAAGGAATTTCGTTACGGATGATAAATTCTGTAGGCTGGATCGCGTATTTACGATAGTGATCCCCGTCCACTTGCTTTTCTAATGCGCTCATTTTTGCACGTAATCCAATTTGGTTATCTCAGTTTCGACTTCGATCAGCTCACACCGTAAGCTAGTCACTCTGTTTTTTTCGAAACGTAATTTCATTTTAGCTTTGTGAAGATCGTCTTTCTGTTGGTCTATATGCTCAGGCATATCGACTTCACTTGCTATCCGTTCTTTGATTTCTTCAACGCGAGTAATGAGACTATCTATGTCACCTTCTTTGCGCACTATTTCTTGCAATAATTCGGATCTGTTATTGAGTAAGTTAATCATGTGGGCCTCAGTAATTTAAATTTATCGCAAGGCGTTACGGCCTTGCTTCCATCTAAATCACAGAGCCAATCTCCATCCTTTGACGGTGATGCATTCTCGCAAAATCTGCACTTCGGATCTACCTTCGGGACGCTCCAACAAGCGCTTCGTTTGAAGCAGCCTTTGCATCTGTAGTCATTATCCGTGTTCGCAATCCTGTCAGCCCTACCGTCCAGCGCGGCTTGGATTAACGAGAACATACCCAACCATTCTTCTTCATCGTACTCAACAATCTCGGCGTGATATTGAGATGTGTTTTTGCAGTACGAAATAAAGAAGCTACGCTTTATTCCTGACATAGCCATCATCATTGTCATCTGACGATAGTAGTGGCGGTGCGAAACCTTTACCCCATGACGACTAAACTTCTTAAAGTTTGCATCGTTCATTGATTTGATTTCGAGTATCGCTCTGGGCGAACCATCCTCAAAGTCTACCATGCCATCCGTATTGCAGACGACATGACCGCCCAACCATTCGTAACGGAATTGCTTACCAGTCCACTCGTCCTTTTCGTAGACAAGCAGATCAGCTTTTTGTTTGAGGTCTTTGACCACCATGTTTTCGATACCGTGACCGGCGCGAAAAATTCTTTTTAACTTTGGTGGAATAGGATCTTCGGGAAACCCACGAAGCGATAGCTGCATCTTAGCCGTACAATCCGTACCGGCCATCGACGCACCAATGTACGACCTAGCCTCGCCGCGATCCTCTGCGGCGAAGCCTTCGTCTATATCACTGACAATTTTCGCAGCGAGATCAGAAAGGGATTTCGTCATCCAGTGGTTTCCCTGCTGCTGGAGCTTGGCTGTCTGCGGCTTTCAACGCCGTGGATTTCACAGGCATAGTATAGTTTACTTCGTCTCTCGCCTGTCCATCTTTCTTGCTGATCTTGTTGACAACATTGATCGTGACTGGGATTCCACGGATTGTTTCAATGGGCGGAGTAACTGTGCTATCCATGCCTAGCGAGCTTAGAATTTTTGCAAAGCGTTCACGGCCCCATTTTTGGAAGTCGGGGTTGTCTGATACCCAAGTTATCCACTGACGGATTTGACCATCAGCATTGGCGTACTTCAATTCAATCTGTACGTCGGTGTTCGACTTTACGTTAACCTTACTCTCAGTAATCGTTACGTCATGCCTACCCGCGTTGAAGATAGGAGCCATGCCATTTGTTTCTATTTCGGGCAACGCTTGCCCGTCGAATCTAAATTCACTCATTGTTCATTTGACCTTTCATGTCTGCTACTCGCTTCATTAATATTGTTACATCGCTCTCGTTCTCGACGCTGCGAAGTACGCGCTTTGGGTCACGTACTTTGCCGTGCCAACCCTTAACGTTGTCGGTAATTAAGTATCGGCTCACTACCATCTTGTTGTCTTGCTCTGATGTTTTGCGCACCAAGCAGAATACAAAATCAAAGTTGGCTCCAAAGTTTTTCTGTACCTTTTTCTGATCGAGCATGGGCCAATACTCGGTTGACCCGTTGTCGTTAGTTTCTTCTGCCGCAAGGCAGATGGTGAGCGAGGGCACTTCTAAGCTGCGTATCCAGTCCTCATAGTTGTGTAGACGCGACTGATACTGAGAGAATACATCCCATCCAGTAAACTGAGCCTTGCACTCTTCCATGATTAAAGAGGACAACGCTGTCATGCTGTCGATACCCACCCACTTGTACTTAGACTTAAAGTCAGCAGAGGTGCAGTAGTTCATCAAGTCACGGAAGCGGATGTGGCGGCGGCGAGACTTGTTTCCTTCGTCATCGACAACATCATACGTTTCGGTTTCGTAAGCGGTGAACTCATACGCATCAATGTCAACATCAGCGATAGAGCTTAGACCTTTCTCGCCTGATAGGATTAGTCCCTTGCCGTATGCTTTTTCCATGTTAGCGAGGTTAGTAGATTTACCAACCCCACTGTGTCCGACGAGCAATGCGCGCATGCTCGCCATCGTATCCTTGGTTGAGAAGGGTGCTGGTAATTTAACCATCAGTATTAACCACCTTAAATTGTGTTGTTCCGCGTTTGATTGTGAGTGCGTCGGAGAGAACAGCTCTCGCCTCGGCTGTGGCGCTATCGAAGTCGCGCTTTGCGATGGACAAAGAGTTAGTAACAACGTCTCTGTATTCATCGATCTCAGAAGCTCCGACAATTTCTGCCAGCCTCTCCTTGTCCCAGTCGTATTTCTGGGGCGTCTTAATCACAAGCTGCGTATCGACTGCGATGCTGACTGTGTGTTCTTCAAAGTCTTCTGGCAGATCCGAGAGGACGATTTCCTTAAGATCGGTGATCTCTTCCTTGATACCTTCCGACCGCTTCATCAACTCAGCCAGTCTCTCCGCGTTGTCGGTTAACCGCATTTCTTTCGTTCTGTTGGTTAAGTAATTTACATCATGCTCGTGAATTTGAATTGTCATTAGTTTACCTCATTATATTTAAAAGCACTTGTGTAAGTTGTTTAAGTTGTCTAATACGCAAACTATAGAAGTGCAAGTCCAAAAAGAAAGAAATTGAAAATGAAGTTAAACATCGAGCAACTTGTCGAAGATTTGGGGGGCTGCAAAGAGATATCCAACAAACTGAGCATTGAGAAATCCATCCCTTACGGATGGCTGAGACGGGACTTCCTAAGCTCAGATTATTTAAGCCTCATCAAGAAGGCGTACCCGACAATAAAAATCGACAACTACTTTAATAAAAAAGAGGAAATAAAAAAACATGGACAAAAGGGATATGCTGTTAAACGCAGCACTTGAGTACCTTGATCGAGGCTGGCTACCAATACCTATCAAGCAAGGGGAGAAAGCACCGTCAGTAAAGTGGGGCCACTACGTCGATAACTCTGTGCTTCCGACTGAGGATGAAGTCATCAACTGGTGGACGCAGTGGCCCGACGCCAGGATAGCACTGGTAACATCACGCCTAACCAACCTCGTAGTCGTGGACTGTGATAGCCCCGAAGCAATGAAGCAAGCCGCTGATTTGGGCATCACCCACACGCCTGTCGCAGTCAAGACCAAGCGGGGCCACCACTTCTATTTCGAGCATGGAGATTTCGATTGGCACAAAAATGCAGTGGGCAGTAGCGCCAACGGTATAGATTGGCCGAAGGTTGACGGCCTCGATTTCCGTGGGAGCAAGGGCTACGTCATCGCTCCGCCTTCTAACAATTACGAATGGAAGATCGGGGCGGGGGCAGACGTAGACGACATGCCCGAATGGTTGCCTCAAAAGTTCACCCAATCAAATGTCGTAAGCATTGACCCAAACAAACCCTTCGTGTTCGAAGGTACTGACCTCTCTATGTTCAAAGTTAAAACTATCTGGGAAGAAACGCAGGAAAAGGTTGACGCTCTGGGCCATAAGCTACCGGATGGCGGCGAGAACGGCAGGGATCATCGCCTGTGGCTGTGTATATCGGAAGCAGCCGCCCAGAAAGAGGGTGCCAAAGGTCTGAGGGGTGACGAACTATTCGACAACGCCTGTCTGTTTATGCAGACGTTTTTCCAGAACGACATTGACCACCAAAAAGTTTGGCAGATGTGCGAGCGCGTGAGCGCAACGGATGATCGTAACCACCCAGACGTTGAGCCCACAACTCAGAAGGACGATGTGCCGACTAAGAAGATTATCAAGCCTATCACAACAGGTGACATCGACAGACTTTCGGCAGAGGATGGGCAGAAAGAGTTCTTCATCGAGCCTTGGCTGGTCAAGTCAGGAACTATCGTACAAGTCCACGGTTTTTCTGGGCACGGCAAGTCCATGATAACGCGCCACGCTTTGTACGCAGCCGCCGCAGGGCAGCGCAAGTTTGGGCCGTGGGATATTAACGCTCGTCCAAGAGTTCTTTATCTCGACCACGAAAACTCTCGTAGCAACGTGATCTCCTTTCTGTCGCAAGCCAAGAAAATGTACGGCGATGCGGGAGAGAACTTTATGTTGTGGTGTCCGTTCGATGACACCGAAGACATGAACCTAAAGACGAAGGCTGGCGTCGATAAGATGCAGACTTGGATCAACGCATGCAAGCCAGATGTAGTCGTGATAGACACGATACGTTCGGCCTATCTTGGACTGTCTGAGAACAATTCGGAGGAGTGGTCGCTTATAAACTCTATGGCTATGCAGCTTCGAAACAATCGTATCAGCGTAGTGATGCTGCACCACAGCAACAAGCCACAAGAAGGTTCTGTATCTGGGCGTGAAGCTGGATCATCTAACCAGTTATCCGCACTCGAAACCCAGATTAAGATTACGCAAGTGTTTGCTGACGAAGAGACAGCGCAAGTCCGTGCTGCAATCCACAGCCCTGACATATGGGAAAATCTAGGCCGAGGTCTTGGGACAGGCGAGAGATTGCAAATGGTAATTGAAGCTCGCTACGGCAAGACGAGAGAGTGGACTGATGTGCATGAGCCTGTGCATCAGATTGGGTTTGCATCGAATGATGCAGAGGACATGCGAGTAGTGGCCCAGAAGTCTACGAAGCAACGGGTTACTAGCTGGGCTGATGAGTGGGAAGACGCGCACGGAAACATGCGCCCTGCGCTGACAGATGCTGAGATCCAAGATAGAATTGGTGGGGTGAAACCTCTTAGCGTAATCAGAAAGTGGACGATGCCAATACGTTCGCTCAAGCACGTTCAAGGATTACTAGCTGCTAAGTAAAAAGAAGCCGACTACGAATAGGGAGGAAACAAAACTTTCGTAGTCGGCCAGTAACCACACATGAGGAATGTGGCAGGGAGGAAAACAACAACACAGCGAAATCGCGGCTTATCTCTAATCGTTAAACGATCATCGAACGCAAAACCCATAAGGGTTTTTCGTTTAAGCTCTGAATTCGCTTAATCGCACCGCGATTTTAGGCCTGTCTGTCGGAAAAGTAAACCCCTAAGACTATTAATAGTTTGCTTATTTAATATGTAAGTTGTATATAGTCGCCCATCAGACACAACATCTAGGGGGTCACATGGGCAAGAAGCTAAGTTTGTCAGCAGATGACATAAACTGGCTTACTGATAACCATGAAAAGCTTTCTCTACGCGCATTAGCCAGCAAGTATAATTGCTGCGTAGACACAATCAAGCGCATACTTATGAGATACGATTTGCAGTATTTCGAGGGCGCAAAATACCAGTTTAAAATACCAGAAAAAACTTGGAGCCGTGCATGCATAAGCTGCGGCTGCGAGAAGTCTCGACCAAAATTTCAGTACAAGTGCAGTCGATGTACATCGCGTGACAATCAGTGCCGCGTAAGCAACGACGATCCGAAACCAATCTCACTAGCAACTTTAGAAGGTATCGTATGACTACTCCTCAGAAAAACAAAGGCGACAACTACGAACGTGAACTCGCAAAGTATCTGAACGAAACAGTGTATGGGCAAGATGTCTGTGCGCGTGCGCCTTTATCGGGCGGCGGTACTATTGGGCAGAGTGGCGGAGCAGATTTAATAAACACCGAAGGTTTGTTCGTAGAAGCCAAGCGCGTCGAGCGTCTGAACTTCCGTGATGCAGTCGCGCAGTCGGAGCGTAATATGGGCAAGAGAAAGCTCAAGGAAACTCCCATCGTAATCACGCGCCGTAATCGCGAAACGATGGAGAATAGTCTGTGCGTCCTTAGACTTAAAGACTTCATAGAATTTTATCGTGCATGGCTACAGAGTAACGGATCATCCCCTTTGGGGGGGATGCCCGCGAGGGACGACTAACGAATGCCCGATGAGTAGACTGTAACCGTAACTATTAAAATCACTCTCATAATACCAATTCCTTATGGGAGAATACCCTTGTTAGCTGAAACACTAGCCTTAGTAAGCGCCGCCAATGCGGCGTTTTCAACTGTAAAAAAGTTCACGGAGAACGGTAAAGAGATAGCTGACATGGCTGGCGCTCTCGGAAAAATTATGAGCGCCGAAGAAGCACTAAAGGCGCAAGGCAATTCGAAAGAAAAATCCCTATGGCGTAAAGCCTTTGGCAAGTCTGCGAACGGTATCGATGAGTTTATGCAGCTAGAAAAGATCGAGCAGCAAAAAAAAGAATTGAAGTCGATCATGCAGCTTTACGGCAGACCAGGGCTTCATAACGACTGGGTAATTTGGCAAGGCAAAGAGCGCGTTCGTAAGAAGAAAGAAGCCGAAGAAAAAGAGAAGGCTCGCATGGCAATCGTCAACGGCTTGAGTTGGACAGCCGCCGCCTTCGCATTCGGTGGTCTAATGTATCTCTTCGTGATGTGGGCGTTGGAAAACCGTGGGATTTTCTCGTGATGCTGGAACACATTAATGAGATTATGCGGTGGGTAGTTGCCCCTGTCGCCGCATTCGTCTGGTACATTTACATGCGCCAACAAAAGCACAACACCGACATCGCCGTTATCAAGAGTGAGCTATCCTCTTACCGAATGTCAAACGACAGAGAGATAAAAGAGATGCGCGAAACTGTGCGCGCCATTTTCTCTAAACTAGATTCGATAGAGCAATCCTTGCGCAAGTGAACCGTAACATTCACATAGGTAGGCAAGGCGAGCTGTTAGCCGCAAGCATCCTCGAAAGCTACGACATACGAACCACGCACGTAGACATAGAGCGTGACGACCTCTGGACTAAGACGCCTTCGAACAAGTTCTTTCCCGTACAAGTTAAGGCTGCTTCTTTCGCGCTGCTACACAGCTCGCATCACACTCTCAAAAGGTACAGCTTCTCTCTTCACGAGGCGCAAAACTTCACTGGCGTATTCATCTTCGTCGCCCTCGACATCAAAATGATTTTGGCCCGACTAGGGACGACCGTATCCACAAAGACGCTTAAAATAAAGCCAAGCGACTTTACGCAACAAGCTCAAGATCAAACTGTAAGCGAGGCATTTCAGCTATGAGAAAGATTAAACGCATCATCATCCATTGTTCGGCCACCCGCCCTGATTGGATGGAAGACGATACGATAGACGAGCGCATCGCAGAAATTAAACGCTGGCATTTAGACAGAGATTTTTCAGACATCGGTTATCATCTGATCATTTCCCAAAGCGGAATGGTTGGTGAAGGACGCCCTATCGAAATCGCTGGGGCTCACTCCAAAGGAAATAACTCCGACAGCATTGGCATCTGCCTGCTCGGTGGTTTCGGCGGCGACGCAACCGACCGCGCACTTGAACACTTTACTCTGTCCCAGCTTTCATCTCTTTGGGATCTTATAGGCAAGTTGAAAAAAGAATACGGCAAGCACGTAACCGTACACGGACATAACGAATTTAGTTCCAAGGCGTGCCCCTCATTCAACGTAGCACGATGGATGGCTGGGCAAACAATCACCGAAACCAACGCCAATAAACCCGTCCGTAAAAATCCTGTGCAATCCAAAACCGTAAAGGCATCTGCCGTATCCGTAGCCGCATCGGCTGGCTCTGCTGCATCCGTACTCGGCGGCATGGATCAATACGCGCAGTACATGATCCTTGGCTTTTGCGGCCTGACTATTTTGCTTGGCATCTACATCATGCGCGAGCGAGTTAAGTCTTGGGCAGAGGGTTGGAGATAGTACATGGCGCGCATCCAACTATTCGCGCTCATCTGCGCGGCCTTCGTGCTTGGAATAATCGGCGTATATTCTGCTGGTATCGCACGCGGCCAAGATAAAATTAGACGTAAACTAGACAAGAAGCTGATCGACAACATGCGAACAGCAAAGGAAGTAGACGATGAAATCTCTGAGCTTAACGACACTAGCCTTGCTGACCGTGCTAACAAGTGGGTGCGCAAGGATAACCGCTGACACTTACTGCGATGTCGCATCACCAATATACTTCACCGGCCCTGAGAGCATCGACTTATTAATGCGCGAAGACAAAGACCTTCTCGTTGACGTGATGATACATAACGAAACACACGAAAGAATTTGTGGCGGTATTTAATGTGGGTGATGGTGCTAGTAATGTTCTCTGGCGTTGGCAGCTTTAAGGTTGCCAGCGACCAAAGACTTTACGCTAGTTGGGAACTCTGCAACGGCGCACGGATTCAACTTCATGCAAGCCTAGAGCGTAGCAAGCCAAACCCTGACGCCGTAATCATGTCCACTTGCACGGACGTTTCCGAACAAGACAGCGCCTAAACAAAACTCATTGACGTAAGGTCAGCTTTTCTTTTCTCGTCATCCAAAGTTGCTATTAATTTTGCCAACTCTAAACCGACTTGGCACAACTTTACATTCTCATTTCTTAACTGAACAACAGCCATAAGTATTGGCTTAACCATTTCTGCGGTTAGTATCATATCCGTTCTCTTGCCTCGTAAGAGTGCGCTTTCTACTACATCTATGTACTGATCCGTCATCTCGTCTATAAAGAAATGAGATGTTATATCATCACTTAATTTTTTCTTGACCACTGGTTTTCTCCCGTTAATGTCTTTGACCATTATCGTATTCGAAAGTATACCAACCGATAAGGTGCTGTAAAGACTACCAAAAGTTTGCTTATTTGACAACTAATAATAAATTTGGAGGAAGATCTTGACAAAACGTTTGCGAATAGGCAACTTAAGTAGCACACCACAAAGAAATGGTGCAAATCTTAACAACGAGGAAACAACTATGAGTAATATTAATTTGGCCCTAGAAATAGCGAGGCTTGAAGCAAAGGTAGATGTTCTCATTAACTTAGTAACGAACATTTCAACTGCAAACCCGCAAGCCGCGCCACAAACAGTGGATCAATCATTACAACTGAACGCTTCGCAAGTAGGTGTAATGCGGGACATGTCTCCCCGCCAACACGCAGCACTACAGTTGCTGATCCAAGGCTGGCAGAACAAAGACATGTCCGAACTAATGGGCGTCACAGAAAGCACAGTTAAGATGCATGTAAAAAAAGTCTGTGATCGTTTCGGAGTGAAAACAAGGGGGCAAGCAGCGATGCTTGGACAGGAGATAATTAACCTGATGCCCAAAGAAGACTACACTAGATACTCCGGTGGGTTCCCGCCCGATTGGGGAGCATCGCTGTCTTCCACTGACAGCAGCGACGATGCTTACTACCAACTTTACAAACCAAGTAGGGTGTAACCTATGAAAGAGAATTCAAATTACACATGGTCGTACATGTTGAAAAAGTACGGCAAAGCGGTGAGGAAAGAGCAGTCAACTCTGTCTCACAAATCAAATGTTGTTTGCCTATATTGGGTTGATCGTCCGTGGTGTATCGGATGCTCCCCTATGGCCCCGCCCTCAACTTAATTACAACATAAACTTTAACAGAGAGAAAAGGACATGCTTACATTAACTAAAAAAGGAAAGAACTTCCAACTGGAAGGCACCATAGCAGGACGCAGGATACGTGAGAGTACACACACATCTGACAAGCATATTGCTAATCTAAAAAAAGCCGAAGTTGAACTTGCCATAATCAACGGCACTTACGAATGGAAGTCTAGCGGCAAGCTCACGAAAACTTTCTCTGATGTAGCAGATGAGTACATGCTATCTCGACGTACTGGCAAAACTCGTAGCCATTACTTGAAAGTTGAATACCTTCGGGAATACTTCCAACACATGCCAGTCAACGAAATAACTGGTGCGGTTGTGGATCGCTACATCAACGAGCGTTGCGCACACTTAACTAATAATTCTGTTCGCAGTTATCTAACAGTTCTAACTGCCATACTGAATTATGCACACGCTGCTGAATACTGCAAGAAACCCAAGATCAGTAGACCCACGGAAGAAGAGAGCAACGCAAGCGCCATTGAGGACAGCGCACTCGATTCCATCATGGGCTTAATCGACAGTGCATATATCCCCGTACTAACCTTTATGAAGTACACAGGATGCAGACCTTCGGAAGCATTCAATCTAACCTACGGTCAGATCGATTACGACAACAAGCTGGTCAAACTTATTAGCATCAAGGGGAAAGGTGGCGCTCGTCCACGGACGTTACCAATTCACGAAAATGTTTTTAAACTCCTTCCACCTAAAGGAGACAAGCAGAAGGGTTCCCGCGTATTCGGTGACGTCAATCTAACTGGGCTACAATATCGTTGGAAGGTAGCTCGCAGAAAAGCAAACGTAGTAGAAGGGAGCTACACTAATACACTGTACTCAATCCGACACAGGTTCGGCACAAAGCTTGGTCGCGAGGGCGTACCAGTCGTCGTCATCAAGGATCTCATGGGTCACGCTTCGCTTGACATGACGATGAGATACGTGTCAACTCAACTCACCGATCACCAACTGGCGATTGGCAAACTTTAGGCAAAGTATCTTTATACGTCTTTCGTTTTACATATAAAAACAAAGACTTAGCTAACCTACATACCCTTTACGAGTTTCACTGAGAAACTCGATAAGCACAAGTTAGCACAAAATACTGGTCTAAAGTTTTACTTAAATAGCCAACTGGTAAGTCAAAGATGTATCCATACCGTCCTTGACTTACTAGCTTGGCAAACAACTAAGGTAAGACTTATGGAAAACACACACGATAACAACGACGAACAGAACAACGAACCAACAACCAGTGCTTCGTCAGTCGAGCAACTAAAAGTGTTGGTTGATAATCCAACGCTGCACTCCGAGGTCATAGACTACAAGTCTTTGGATAAACCTAGCTTGCGTGAAGTCCTTATCGCTATACTTGAGGACAACCCTGCCACTGTCTTGATGTGCTATGCAGACATAACCGGCACAACTACTGTGGGCAGTAAGGAAGAGGCGGTGTTCATGTGCGCCGTGGAAGACGAACTCGTGGACATGTTCGCAGACAGGATAGTGGCGGCGTCTTTCATTAAGGGAGACATCGCAGGGGCACCCTACACTCACATTGTGTACGGCTACTCACCTCAACAACTCTTTGACGCAACTCTTGGATAGTCGGCTGGTATGACGAGACAACCTTTGGACTGTGAAAAGGAATTTGGTTTAAAAGTTAAGCCGATAAATCCAAATCAAAAGAAACAAAGTGCTATGAAAATGCGAACCATAGCCAAGAGCCGGCGCGAGAAGATCAAGTCTTCTCACGCTGCGAAAGCTCCATAATCTTGCGAACGCGCTCAATGTTATCTTCAATTCCATCGAAGTGACTGCGAGCGCGTTCGATTACTTTCGCCTTCCACTCCTCATTACGAAGCGCAAGCATCATGCCGCACACCAACAGGTCTGCGTCACTTAGCTTGGCGCTCATTGCTGCCCTCACATAGCCATCATCTTCGATAGCTATGCAGGGCACATTAGACGCAACACAAAGATCGCGCCTTACATAATCAAGGGCACTCATCTTACGCCTCTTTAACCAAGGCGTAAGTCTCTACCTTCTTGCCTGACTTGATGTACACGCAGGGCTTCTTACCGTTGGAGTAAATCAGCTTTGTCAGATACCCTTCCTGCACCATCCGATTTAGATAGTTTGCCGCTGCATTCCTGTGAAGGTGTGGCATTTCCCTAGATACGTCCACGCAATCGAACGCTATTCCATCACCAAAGTTCGAGCAGATATCAATAAAAATATCCTGTCGTATCGCTGCGCGCTCATCGAAGATTGGTTCTGGTGGCCTTCTGTCGCATGGAAGGGGTGGCCGAAGCATCCCCGATCCACTTGGGTTGGGTGTCTTTGCGTAAGTTCTTTCGAGCTTTAGCATCAGCTCTCCTAATCTCTGCTCGTTCATGCTAATCTCTCCTCTATCCACGCCATCGCTGTGCATATGTCGTCCCAAATTTCATCGTACTGCTCATCCCCTTCGGGAATTAAATCTTCACGGTAGGCGTGGAGTGCATCCCATACTGTCTCCAGCCATGTGTCCCAGTCGTTTGATTTCAATTCCATCACGCGTTCTCCTCTGTGGTTTCTATGACTTCAAAAGTGCCATCGTAAAACGACCAGTCGGGGTCGTCGCATAAGTCGACTGATTGGCCTTGCTCAAATGCCCAATCGTGCGCTTCGTCTTCGTTCGCAAACTTCCTCTTGGTTTTGTATATTTTCGTATTGGATAAGATTATTTCGTAGCTTTTCATGTCTTGCTCCTATAAAAAATGTGCCGACCAATCTTCGCAACCTTGCGATAGCTTGCCGCCCAGTACGGGCGAACATAGTCAGCGTGATAGTGGGTGCTGCCTTGCGTGGAGCGCAGCGTTACTCCGTCCATGAGCGCGTACCGCGCAACATGTATTGCTTGATCCCAAGCGAGAATGTCCTTGGGCTCGTCACTTTTGCCATCGCAATACCAACTGAACTGACAGCCGTTCTTGCTCGTCTGCTTCACCACTCCGCATATCGTGTTCGGGTAGCTCGTAGACTTCACTCTGTTTAACGTGACCTCTGCCACGGCGAGCTGTCCTCTCACGCCTTCCGAACGCGCTTCGTGATACAAGTTCAAGGCGAGGCAAGTCATCGGGATAGATAGAGATAGGCTTAACATGTACTCGTTCCTTCATGTTGGGAAAGGCGGCATCTATCTCCGCACAAATTTCCTGTATTTTTTCGTGATTGTTGTGCCGCACCCGTCGAACCTTCACGACGTATGCAACGTGCCACCAGAACGAGAGTGGTCTGCGCTCCCATAGGCGCAGCCACTCCTTCTTTGTTGTGGGCTGAATGTTGTAATGAAACTTAGGCAGATGCATGCTCTAGCTCCATTCGCAAAAGCATGTCGCCAAGGTGCTGTATCATTCTGCTCTGAGCATCAAAGACGCTGCGGTACATCAGCTTGTGGGTGAACATGTCGCTGGCATAATTTGCCTGATCGCCGAAACCGATGCCGATAACTTCGACACCTTCCGCTTCCAACGCACGCGAAACCGTACGGACGTGTTCGTGCGGTACGTCCCTGGTTTCCATGTCAGATACGAACAGCATGATGCGCCGTGCGTATTGCTGCTTTGAGATACGATACGCTGCCGCATTGAGTGCTGCTGCCATTGGCGTGTCAGTGCCGTGAAAGACTTTGTATCCAGCAATCTTTTCGCGAGCTTGATCTTTACGATCATGCACTTGCTTGAGTATGACGTTGCCCTCTCGCGACCACGCGCTGAACTCATAATCAATACCGCTACGCTGCAACAATTCGTTGAGCATCATGCCAAGCTTGCACGTACCTTCTGCACACATACTGGATGACGCATCCATCATCACACTCACGAGCGTTCGCTTGGTGCGTAGCACTTGCGTCTTGCGGAAGATGTCTGTCCGTCCTGCAATCAATGAGCTTAGGCGCTTGCTATCAACCCTACCCTCAGTAAGACCCGACAGCTTGCGGCGTTCCTCTCTTGCAAGAAACAATCTGGACAGTCGCATGATCTGTGAGATCTGCGTGACATCTATCACGGTTTCCCTTGCGATCCTCTTGCGCAACCTGTTCAGCTTCTTTCGGTCTGCCGCAAACTTGCGATACTTTTCGCCATGCCTTCGGTAAGGTACGATTGATCCGTTGCCCCATGCTTTTGGTGTACCAGCGTAGAACTCTCCCTTGTCGAGCCACTCTTCCAAGCTCTCCGACTGCTTGGATATCGAGAGGCTACCGCCTTCTAGTCCAGTCGGATTGTACGAGTGTGATATGCGCTGGGCTGCTTGTAGCATTTCGTCTGAGGATGGCGTCCATGCTAGTGCATCTTTGAGCGCTTCTCCCTGTCCACTTTCGGCTTGACTGCGATCGTTGCCATGATCGTCTTGTTGAGTAGCTCCGCTTCCATCGATATCTCCCTTGTCAGGCTCGACATCATCTCCAGCTCGTATGTTTGAAACATCTCCGCCATCGTCATCATCATTGCCTTGGTGTGTTCCGCCTCCATCGACTTCGCTATCTCGTTGAGCGACTGAATTTCCGTCAACGTTATGACCATCGTTCCCATCACCGATGTCAGTGTCTCCCGACCCTGTTCCAGAGCATCCATCTTCTCCTGCTCGGTCATGTCCTCCTCGTGCATTATCTGTGTCTTGATTACCATTTGCGTCAGCCTCCAATGCCTTATCATTTTGGGTGTTTTGTTTGTGCTGGTCGTCCTTTTCGTCCATCCAATCGCAAAGCCTGCGAGCCTGCACCAACGTACTTTCTGTGCTGTCACAGCCATTGATGACAGTGGCCCAGAAGTGCGCTTCCTGCGCTGTCTCATCGGGCAAACCATCCAGATATTTCTGCAACTCTGCCGATCTGTTACCCATCCACTTGCGCTGTATCTGCAACGCTGCGTAGTGAACTTCTGTCCACCATTTTTCGCAGCGTCCACCCTCAGCAATCTCTGCGTTGTTTCCCCCGATCACCACATCCGTGACGTTCGATATGTGACGCAAGAACGATGGATATTCTGGAATACTCTTGCGTTCGATCACCGCATCTTCGAGGCAGTTCCAAATACTTCGCAGCCTGTCGCTGCAAATCGTAGCTGCCCACAACTCCATGTCCGTGTGCCTGATGTGGGCTACCTCATGGATGTGATAGCCACGATAGACTGACTGCTCGACGTTGGATAACTTTGCTTCCAGAGGCAGCGCGGGCAGGAAGATATTCTTCCCATCCGTAGCGCCGCCACTGCCCTTAAATTCTGTGTGAATGTCGCTGTTACCCATGATGCGACTGATGCGGCGCAGCTCCTCGCGCAACGCCAACGGGTTTTCATTACTAAACATTGTTGTTTCTCCTAAGTTGTCACGCGGTCGCCAAGACCAACGATCACTGCTCGTTGCTGCTCATCGACGCGATTGGTTAAGTTGAATGTGACTGCTCGCTCGAACGCTAAGTCCAAGCCAACGTGCGGCTCCCATTTGTGGATCAGGTTCGCCAATACGAACGTGTTCCTTGGGCTGAGAGGCTCTTGTATTTCGCCTGTCTTGAAAGCTGCCCGATACTTGCTGATGAAATCCTTGAGCCTGTCAGCCGCAGGCTTCGTAAGTTCGTGTGTCTTGCAGATCAGCTTAACTTCTGCATGCGCAGACAGGTATTCCATCTTGATAAAGACGTCGTACCTGTTGCGTGTCGCTGCCGACTGCGACTGCACTGCACTGGCGTAAAGCCCCGACATGTCACCCGAACCCGCACTGTTCGCAGTCGATACGATACGAAAGTTCGGATGCGGTACGATGGTACGGCCACCATCTTCGAGCAGTCGTAAGCATCCGTGTTCCAGTACCGGCTGCAAGACATACGCAATGTCCGGTCGTATCGCATCCGCTTCGTCCAACAACAAAGTCGATGGCTGCTGCATTGCTCTGGGCAAAACCCCGTCAACAAACTTGGTAACTTGTTTGCCTTCCTCAATTACGACAGCGTGCGTACCTACGAACTCGGTACGAGTGATGTCCGTATCGAAGTTGACACGATGGTTCATCGTACCAGTACGGGCATCGACTTGCTGTGCGAACGTAGACTTACCGCAGCCTGTGTCGCCGTGTATCCAGCAGTTAAGATTGTCCTCTCGTGCTTGCAGATATGTAGCTAAGTCGCTGTCCACGAATACGTGATGCGGATCGATGACCGGAACGAATGGGTTCGGGCTGTCCCAGTTCCAACAGGTAATCTCTCTGGGTAAGAACTTGCTCTTGTTGTTCGGGAACAAGTCGCTTGTTCGCATCTTAACCAAGCGGCCCTTGGGTATGTCATCCGAAGGCTCGATGACGTTGGCTGTCTTGCCAAGCTCGTCTATCTGAGCCCGTAACTGTTGGATGTAACCCGCTTGGCTGTCATGCGACTTGAGCAGCGTGTCTAGGTTGTCATGCTTGCCGTATGTCGCTTGGCTCAACGCACTGTTGGCGATGGGCAGCAAGTCTTTGTTGAGCGCAATCGCCTCTACCTTGGGCTCTTGTACAACTTCTTGTACAACTTTGGTGGTCGGCTCGTCGATAACCTTGGGCGAAAGATCGTACTCGCGTTTCAGCCCGTCCGAAACAAGATCATCGATGTCCATACCCATGATGTCTTCGAATGTTTCGGCTGATGCAGTCACCATAGCTTCTGTCATGGGCCAGTAGTACGGATTGATCTGGTCGAAATCTGATTTGGTATTGAAGCCTTCGATCATTGAGCCGTGTATCATCCGTAGTGCGGATGGGTTGCTTGCCACTGGTAGGATCACAGCCAACAGTTCTGGGCGTAGGTTGCGCAGGAACCCCGACTTACTGAATGAAGTAGTCTTCTTGTACTTCGGGCAGTCGCTGTTGGTTGTTAGTTCGCTCGTGCGAAACGCCTCGACCAAATCTTTGAAGCTCAACGGGTCGTACCCGTTAAGGTTCAGACACTTGGTAAGGAACGTCGCCCGGTTTACTGGCGTTAGTTGTTCTAGTATCATCTTAGTTGTTAGCATTGTTGCTTCCTCGTTTGTTTATAGTTGGTGAATACGCAACTAAAGATGCGTTGTCAAATAAAACACACAAAAAAACCGCCCTTAAGGCGGCTGACGTACATCTTTAGTTGCGTAAGGGTTTGGTTATGGTTGCTTCATAACCTTAGTGAAAGCATCTCTGACGATGCTATCTATATCCCGCCAATTCGTGCAGTCTTCGCCTAACATTGGCTCAGGAATTTGCGGGAATGTTTTCTCAAGCCAAGGCTTCTGCTTATCCAGTAGCTTTTGCTTGTCGTTTGTGGTCGCTCGTATCATTTCTTGCTCCCTTTGTTGCTCCAAGCATCCATGTCCGCTTCGTAATATGCTTGGTCAAAATCGTATGCGTGGTTGTATCTGTATGGTGACGATTGATCGTCCTCTGTGTCTCCTTTCGTTGGCATAAGGTTTACAATTTCTTCTGCGATCTCCTCCACGTTGTAGCCGCACTGCTCTAGGAACTCAGCGATTTCTTCGTGGTGGTCGTACACAAGGTCAGCCATCGTTGCTTGGTAAGCGCCCCCACTACCTCGTGCGGAGGACGACCAGTGATATAAGTCTTCGGGGTTGCGCTCTATCGTGAGCGCATTGAAGCTACCGCTACACAAATTCTGTCGCAGCTTCTCAGCAAAGTCTAAGTCCTGTCGCTCCATGCTCGTATGCTGATCGAAGTAACCGACACTGACGTTGGTACACTCTGGGACAACGTACTTGTACTCGTTGCTGTCCGTGTACGAACCGCCGTTGTCGCACTCCATGTCGAGCCCGATTGCATCTGACAGGCTGTACGCAAACTCATCGCTGCATGTACGTTGGCCCGACTGGTGGGTGATGATGCTCTTGTAGCCCTTGCGGTCGAACGAGATAGCAGCGTCGATATGTTGGAGCCAGTCAGGATTGCGAGCGACTAGCTTGCGCGAACCGTTGCATCCCGTTTCTTCTTCTGCATGTATGACGTACACACCCTCGATACCGGCTTGGATCATGCACAGCATGAGCCACATGCCTGTCGCACAGTCAGCGCCAAGGCATCCTTGCCGATTGGATTTGTGAAGCTGGGCATGCAAGAACGCACTCTCGACTTTGACTGTCTTGTACGTGTGGTTCAGAAAGCTTGGCGTGTAGCTGTTGTAGAACTTACCAACGTAAGATTTTGTTGGCGCTGGCTTCGTAGACTTCACGATCTTATCTTCTGCGTAGCCTCGCATGACGTTAACTTTTTGCATGCCATCGGTGCGATGCACGCTGTCGTGATGCGACATCCACGCTACTCTGGGCTTGTCACCGATAATCTTGATGTAGTTGCCATCGTCATCGGGCTGTCCGAATACGGGCACCAAGTAACGATTGACGAAATTAATGTGAGATTGACTGCCGTGGAAACGCTTGTAGCCAAGCATGTCTACGAGAGTGGTGATCGTTAATGTGTTTTGTAGTGTCATGTTACTAACCTTCCAGTTCGTTCTTCATTTGTTCTGATAGTGATTTGAGCAGAGCATCAAAGTCTGCGTCTACGTCGATCATAATGAGGACGTTTGTGCGGCAATGCGTAAGCGTGGGCAAAATGAGCGTGGTGTCTTCGTGATCGCCTTCAAAGTCGATGGTTGGAGTGTTGCTGTGTGGATTTTGATACAGCACATCCATCATGCGCGCTTTTTCGGTGTTGTTGAGCGACCTCATCTGCATGGTGTGGTTTTCGCTTGATCGGCGTCGTGCCTCGCGAATGTGCATTGGCTCAGTACAGATTTGTGCAGTCACTGGGTTTTTGCGTATGGCTATGATCGGAATTTGTAAACTGTACCACTCACCATCAACGCAGTATGCTTCGTCCGAGACGTGATCTTCGTGGTAGTAATTAAACGTAGTCTCGTAATCATATGGGCTATGATGATCGTGTTCACGACGGCTAAAGGGTACATAAATGTGATTTACTTCAATCGCATCTTCGCGAAGAACTTCCCAATCGCTTGCTTCGCATGTCACGTAGCGATCGTTGTAACACTCGTCACAATAGCTGTATCCATCGTCATCTGTGCGATAGTCATCGCCCCTAAGATTTTCTTCGCAACTCTCACAGTGATGCGAAGGCTCAGTGTCCATGAAGCCGCTTGTACTGCTCGCGCCTTCATAATCTGTGCCTTGGACGAAACAACTCTCTCCGCCTTTGGTAGCGTCAGTGAAGCGCCTGATGCTCATGTCCAGATATGGCATGAACACTGAGCTACTGTCTTGGCTGTGGTCTACGCGGCGAACCGTAAAGTTGGGCCAGTCGCTTCTATCAAGACTTGGACGATAGCCGTTCTCCTTGAAGAACTCGTCTATTATGAACACAGACTTCATGCTCGTACCGTAGATTGAACTACACACATTGTCGGTCGGCGAGTAACAAGCGCGAGAAGAAACGCGCTTCTTCTCGTCTAGTGTGTACGCAATGTGCATGTACTCGCAGTTGGTTGCGAATATTTCGGCTGGGTGCATACCTTGACGCTGCCACCTAACACCAACTTCATCTTCCCACCATCGCATGCAACTGTTCGATAGGGCTTTCGACTGGTTGCGGCTTGGCAACTCCATGTGAGATATGTCTGTCTCAGGCGTGAAGTTGTTGTCTGTAGCGTAAGCCTTGCGAAAGTGTTCGGCAGTGCAACCGTGGATAAGCGTAAATGCCATCGGGTTGTAAGCTGTGTTGTACATGCGGAAGAAATCCTCCACTTGCTCATCGCGCAACGGAAACAATTTGCGGATGATCTTGGCGGGCTTGCCTCGGACACGACGATCACGCCCTTCGGCCATGACGTCTGGTATGTACGACAGTTGCATCGGGTCTACAGTTGATGGGCGAAGATCGTGAAGTATGCAGATGGACAGCATGTCTTCGAGCAGATCTGACCACTCGTCGTAACGCGCGCCAACTCTCGATTGGATGTAATCCAGGTCGCATGACTTGCGAACCATGCGAAAGATCTCAACGTTGAGCTTGATCCTACCGTCTGGGCAGTCCGACATGGGCTTGTTGCTGCGCAGAAGCATCCGCTCTCTGGTGTAATGCTCGTCTGGCCTTTCCGAATAACCGAGCGCAATGTACGCATCATCTAGCTTGTTGATGACGTTTCTGATGCGCTCGTCGGTGACGTCGCTTTCCTCTGTCTTCAAGAACGCATTCGTGCGTGTTGTAAGTAACTCTCCCATTACCATTCTCCTCTTTGTTGTGTGTGTGGGAAGTGCCAGCACTCGCCGGTTTGCCATTGGCCGTTGGGCATGTACTGAATTTCACCGCAGCCAAGGAACGCGTTGACCGCGACCCAGAAAATGAAAGCTGCTGTAGTGGTGATCGTTAAGACCCATAGAATTGCGTTGGTTACGCGCAAACGGGTATTGTCCACGGCAAGATGCCGCGCAAATGCTGTACGCATTGTAGTCTCCTGTTATGTTGGGGTTGTCATGCAGAAGCTGCATGGGATCGGGCAGTTGTTAGCTGCCCTCACCGATGAAGCCTCAATGTGCGCATTTCATGTGTGCATGTTACGCTCATGCAACTCCGACATCGTGTGCCAAAGCTCGACGTCGGTGGCTTTGTTGATTTGGGTGTGGAGCCAATCGCCTGTGCGACTGTGTTCGTACAATCCCTTCTCCCTGCGGTCGAACATAAGATCGGCTGCCATGTACAAGCGCTCCTCGTATGTGTTGAACGTGTCTCCGTTGATGCGCAGTTGGTGCTGCGTGATCTCGTCAACGGTGTCGTAAAAGTCTCCCACGCCAAACGTGCTTAACGCCTTGAGTACGAACGTGATCGGGGTCTTGTCGTAATCGCCTGTGTGACGTGGGTTGGGTAGTGTCAGCATGATGTCTCCTATTCTGCTGGGCTGGTTGTCGGCTGATACGCTCGATAAGCGCATGAGACGAAAACCAAAAAAAAAGGCGCCCCCGAAGGGACGCCGTTTGTGCGATCATGCGTTGCGCGACTGCATGAACGCTGCGATCACGCTTGCAAGGCCAGTCGCGAAGTCCTCTTGCGCAGGCGCAGCCGCCTCCGCAGGAGCAGGAGCAGGAGCCGCAGGAGCCTTCGTGGGCATCTGCGTGATCGCGCCTGAACTCAGGCCCGCGAGAAGCTCCGCTTGCGTCATGGCCTTGGCCTTGGGCGCAGCCTTGGGCGCGAGAGCCGCGAACGCATCCTTGCGCTTGTCAGCGTCCTTGATGGCGAAAGCCTTCACATGCGCGATCTTGCCATCGCGGATGTACTCGCTCAAGCGCGCCCACGTCTTGCGCTCGGACGCAGCGGCCTTTTGCGCGATTGCGGCTGCGAGCGCGGTTGCGATCTCAGGGGTCTTTGCGGTTGCGTATGAGTGCGCCCAATCGCGTGAAGTGGGTGCGGGTGAAGTCGTTTGTGTGTTTGTGCGTGCCATGCTGGCCTCCGTTTGTGAACATAGGCCCAGCCTTCCTTGGCTGGACAACTGTTAATTCCCAGAACGAAGTTCGTCGGTCGTGGACGACCACGCACTCACGCGCATGTAAGATGCTGAAATGATTACCACGCACCCATGTTCCAACGCGCTCGAAGCAAGTTTGAAAACGTTTTTCGGCCCTCACATGCGATCCACTTCCTGCATAGAAACAGGTTTTTCAATGAAATCAATGGTTTATGCCCCTGAAATTGCACAATCCGTGCATGGGGGGGGCTACCCCCGACCCCCAAAGCCGGTTTTCGACAATCGCCATTTCCGACCCCGCGACTAATCTGAGCAAAATTGAAAATTTAGGAGTTAAATTTAATGCCAAATAATCCAAAGGGCCGACTAAGCCCACACAACGGCAAAAAGCTTACACCAATGCAGGTCGCGAATATGCGCTCTGGGCTATACAAACGTGTAGAGTTCCAAATAGACGAGGCTCACGCCGTAGTTATGGGCGAGAAGGACTGGACGCCGACACAAGCTCGCGTTTTCTCAGCCCTACTAAACAAGGTAATGCCCGACCTCACCGCACAATTCGTACAACACGAACACACGGTACAAGAAAGCCCAGACAAGATGTCTCGTGAGGAGCTTGAGCGCATCGCTTCGGGCGTGAACCAGATCATAGACGCTGACACTGTGGAAGCCGACACATGAGCCTCACCCCGCAAGCTGCTGCGCGTCACCTCTTAGCCTTGCGCAAGGCGGAGGAGAGCTTCGAAGGCTTTGTTAAGCTGCATAACCCCACTTGGAAAATTCCGCTATTCCACAAGACGATGATTAGGGCGCTAGACGCTTTGGAGAGGAACACCCTCACCAACCAATTCAACACGCCCGCTACAGAAAGACACAAGTCAACCGCAATTCCTGTGCGAAACTTGCTCATTACTATGCCCCCTCGCCACGGCAAATCTACATTCGGTTCGGTCTTGTTCCCATCCTACTTTATGGCACGCAAGCCCAGCCGCTTTCTCATGTCCACCTCTTACAACTCCCAGCTCGCCACAGACTTCGGTCGGCAAGTCCGAGAACTCGTAAACGACCCCCTGACGGGGCAAGCCTACTCAGACTTTGAGATGTCCGCTGACAGCCGCGCAGTTGACCAGTGGCGCACGACAAGCGGCGGAGCCGCGTACTTCATCGGTATCGGCGGAACCACCTCTGGGCGGGCCGCAAATCTGCTCTTATTCGATGACCCTTTCAAATCACGCGAGGACGCGGAATCCGCCACTCAGCGCAACAAGGTTTGGAACTACTATGTCTCCGCGCTTTCCACCCGCCTACAGCCTGACATAGACGGAGTGCCCCCAGCTCAGATCGTCATCTTAACTCGTTGGCATCCCGACGACCTAGCTGGACGCCTCATGCAAAGTGACGACTGGAACGAGGGGCGGTGGCATCATATTAACTTCCCTGCCATCGAAACTAAGCGCACGGCAGACAAGAAAAGCCGTGCATCTCTACCAAAAGACGACCCAGAATACATGTCTGGCACGGATTTACAGAAGGTTAGCCCTGCAAAACGCTACATTCACAGCACAAAGAAGCAAGCATTGTGGCCCGAACGCTTCTCTTTGGAGGATTTAGAGCGCAGAGAACGCCTAAACCCACGCGAATTTGCCTCATTATACCAGCAAACGCCCTATATTGTGGGCGGAAACATGATAAAAGCGCATTGGTGGCGTACATTTCCGTCTGATTTAAAGCCAGAAACCTTCTCAACCCTCGTAATATCCGCCGATACAGCCTTCAAAGCTAAAACTACGTCCGATTATTCGGTGATGTGCGTCCTTGGAATGGACACAACTGGCGATATTTACCTTGTTGACGTCATCCGCGAGCGGTTTGAGTTCCCAGAACTAAAGCGGCGCATGATAATGCTGAACAATAAGTGGCGCGGCAAGGGATTGCGCGGCATTTACATCGAAGACAAAGCCAGTGGGCAGTCCCTTATCCAAGAACTCAAGCGCGAGAGCGGCGTATCTGTCATTCCTTACAAAGTATCGGGCGATAAAGTCTCACGCCTCAACGCGGTTCTCCCACTCATAGAAGGCGGTCGCGTATTCCTGCCAGAGAACGCGCCGTGGATAGATACCTTCTACGAAGAGTGCCAGACTTTCCCATCGGGCACGCACGACGACCAAGTAGACGCTCTGTCTATTGGGCTGGATGTCCTAGCCAGAACGCCTAGCTCTGGCGATTACTTTGCGCCAGCCGCCATCAACCAGCTTGACTCAAGTTCTTGGCTGACAGGCGCATCCAAAACCGAGTGGAGAAACTGGGGTGAGTAGGGACGACTTGCTAACCGCAAAGAT